TTTAAATTTAACGACATTTCGGAAGATAATTTTAGCGGTAATGGATCAGAAAATGACAAAGAGTAAGTTAAATGAGTGGGGTATCCTAAAACCATATCAGGAACGTGTATCTGAATTTAAACAAGAATTATTTGATATTGATAGCTTCAATATCCCCACTATCTCCAATTCTCCCTACAAACCCATCCCAGTATGTGACCCTACTACCCCCATTCCAGTATGTGATACTAGTACCCCTATCTCATATCAGAGTAAAAGTAAAATAGTAAATCAGAGTAGCAATCAGAGTAAACCAATAATGACCTCATCACGATCAAAGGTACAGGATGAAATGCGTAAACAGGATTTAGAGTATATAGATCAATTAGATGATGCTAACCCGAATAATAAAGATTACTATGATAGGTTGATAATTGATTATATGATGATATGTATATTTTTAGGGAATGATTTCCTACCTCATATTCCATCACTTAAAATCAAAGATGGTGGGTTAGAAAGGGTGATTAATTCCTATAAAATCACCCAAGCCAGACTACCTAATCAGACCCTAATTATCAAACAACCCACCACAAATAGCACTACAAATAGAACAAATAGTACAAATGGTATAAATGAGAAATTTCTGTTAGAATTTCTGCATACGTTATCGGATTATGAGGATGTAGATTTAACATTGCAGGTAGAGGCGATGCAAGTACGTTTAAAGAAGTGGAAATTTAGATTAAATGGTATAACGGATCCATATGAGAAGGATCTGACAAGATGGGAGTATGTGGAGGATCAGTGGCAAGATAAGATTCAGTACAGTATGAGTAATTGGAAATCCAGGTACTATAATCATTATATTAATACAATTTTACCGGAAGAGTCGGATAGGATGATAGAAAATTATCTGACGGGTTTAGTGTGGAATCTTCAATATTATTTAGGAAATGATGCATCAGAGCAAATGATTGATACTTGTCCGGATTGGCTATGGAAGTACAATTATTTAGTGGCGCCACCCGTATCAGATATATACCGATACTTACAAATTAATCTGAATAAGGGGTTTCTAGAGACATCAAATATAGAATGGAGAGGTCCAGTGACGACAGATGTGCAACTGCTATTGATTTTACCGCCACAGAGCGTAAAATTATTGAAGCCGGAGTATCAGTGTCTAATGACTAATCCGGATAGTCCTATAATATTTCAGTACCCGACTGACTTCAAAATCAATCTCCAAGGACAACGCTTCCGATGGGAATGCTACCCAATTCTTCCCCCAATTGACCCCCACCTAACCTCAATCTCCCTTAGATTTTTATAAAGAAGTAATCATTTTACACCGTGCTCTGCACGGTGTAAAATGATACTTCTAAAAAATCTATGGCAAAAAGATGAGGTCAGCAAATTCAATGGGTGGGGGGATCGCTGACGCTGACCCCCCAAACATTGAACTAGCTAAAGGCAAGTTTGATTAGTATAACGAATTTTTGGACTTTGAAATATTTTGTGATAGTTTTTTACTATTACAAAAAATAATAAATATGTTTAAGAAATATGTTAAACACTATTGTGTAGAGTGAATTGAAGTAAAGTAAGTTGATGCCATTAGCTTTGATTAAATTCATTAAAATAATGGGATAAAGCAAAGCTAACTTACATTATACTAATGCATCTAATCGCATTCAATGCATTCAACTAGCCGACCCCCACTTATTCCCTAAAATATGAGGGTATTCGCACCAAGGTAAGTTAATCCCATTAGCTTGATTAAATTCATTAAAAGAATGGGACAAAGCAAAGCTAAATCACATTATACTAATGCATCTAATCGCATTCAATACATTCAACTAGCCTTTATCCAAATACCTTCATATTTTAGGGTTAAACCAACACTAAAATATTTTTCTACAAAACTATAAAACTACCTAACTACCTAACTACCTAACTAATCAACAATTCTTTAAACTAATCAAACTTGCCTTTAGCTAGTTTAATATTTTATTTCTTTATACCAATCAAACTTGCCTTTAGCTAGTTCAATGTTTGAGGGTCAGCGAAGGTCGTAGACCGTAGCGATCCCTCACCCATTGAATTTGCTGACCTCATCTTTTTGCCATAGATTTTTTAGAAGTATCACCCCTGTCCGCTACGCGGACACAGGGGTGATTACTTCTTTATAAAAATCTAAGTGCGGATTTGGCGGATTAGGCTGTATTTGGCAGCTGGGTGATACTTCTTGCTGCTGGGTGTGGTTAGTAGCATGTATTTTTTTGGGAGATCATAATATTTAATGTGGTTAAGTGATATTTTATCTTGTTGACATGAGCAGATTAGGGCTAACATGGCTAAATTATGTTCAAGGGAGTCCATAGTTAATTGCAGATTATTGGTAGATGAACAGTAACTCATCATAGGAAACTCCTTAAGAAGTTCAACCACTAGTTCCGGATCTAATTTAATCTTTGTAGTTGTAGTGATATTGCAAATATGTGGAATAGGACGTTTGCATCCCTTCCTCTCCCCATGTACCTCAACTTTGGTAAATACTCGACACCAGATACTATTTCCAGCAACCATACTACTATACTTCCAACTAGCTCCACCGTCAGGACTCAAATCAACCCAATCCGGCTTAATTTTTAACTGTTTGCTTAATTTAATTATATTCTTCCTCAAATGTTTTACCAATTCACGATTTACACTCGAATGACTCGCATCTAAATCCTCATCCTCTTCCTCACCACCCTCATATACCAAATCATTCACCCAACCCCCACTCCCACCTGACTGACCTCCATTTTCACCATGCTGACCCTGTCCAGGACCCCCATTTCCACCCCAATTACCTGTATCACTATCACTTACATTGCGAGTATTAGCTTGACATGGGGCACATCCTCCAGCCCCATTCCCACCACTCCCACCACTCCCACCACTCCCACCATTCCCACCATTCCCACCATAATTGCCACCATTCCCACCATAATTGCCGCCATAATTGCCGCCATAATTACTGGCATAATTGCCGGGTTGTTTGCCATATCTGTTGGGTGTAGGTTGATTATAATTGCTGATGAATCCCATAGCGCCGTAGCCACTACCGGCGCCCATGTGAACACCTGGTAGTTTATAGGAGGGACCTTGATCGAACATACTATCATTATTATAAGTGGAGACATTACCGAACCCATTGGTACCAATATTACCGAAGGGAGTGGCAGATTCAAATGCAGGTGGTCCAGGAGTAACTGGAGGACATCCAGGACCACCACTGGCAGTATTACCAGCTTTACCAGGACCACCTCCTCCTTGGGGAAGAACATCTCTATTAAAAGCATCACGTAAAGTATTGTTGGATCTCCCTCGAAACATTTACGCTATTATATTTATGCCTATATACTATATCAGTAGATTTTATGTCCACATGAGGTTTATTTTAGATGATACAATGATTACATGTTTACCAGATTCCTCTGATGAGGAGACAGGTATAAGTGATCTAGGACAACCCATCATTCTATCTACCCACACTCTACACTTTGATATTAAACCAACTAAACTACCCAGCCCAGATCATTTAGCTCTGATCTGTTTTATAGTATTCTATCCCTACTTAGCTAAATCATCCAGAATTGAATGGTGTCAACCCGTATCACCCAGGGTGCTAGAAATCCTTAAACTCCATAATCTTACAACCAACATTAATCTAATATCCCAACAAAAATCCTCACAAAAATCCCCACAAAAATCTCCACAAAATATATCCCAAATATCACCCCCACATTCAGTAAGTCCCAAGATAGCATTAGCTTGGGGAGGCGGATTAGATACCTGGGCAACCTATAAATTACATCCCAAATTATATACAATTCTAGTTCATGAATGCGAACCAACAGACCCACCTATAAATGGTCCAATCTCCCCAACAAACTCATCAAACTCCAAGTTTATCAAAGTAACAACTAATCAGAAAAGTATCTCAAAGAAGAATACAACTAAAATAAATACAACGAAAATAAATAATAAACTAAATATAAATACAATTAATAACAATGGATCAACCGAATCAACTGGATGGACTGTTTGGGTGGGAGTTATGGTCACATCTATATGGTTATCAGCTGAGTATGGGATAAATATGATAGCGACTGGGGGTAATTTAGGATCAGTTTTCCTGAATAATGGGGTTAGGTATCATCCGACGCATATGAAGCCAAGTATCTGGTATAAAACCTTTGAGCTATTGGGATTACCGATTTATCTACCATTAGCAGGTTTAACGGATATAGCAATTATAAAGATAATAGGGTCAGATCTTATGGAGGATATCAGATACTGTTGGTTTCCAACTCCGACTGGAGATAATTGTCACAAGTGTCCCAAATGTATAAGAAAGGAGACTCTTCTGGGTAGAGATTTATCAGAGATAGATAATTTCAAGGGTCCGAGTTATGAGTATATCAGAACAAAAGATGAGAATTTAGGCAAGTGGGTATATCATTATTATAGACCAGCTTTAAAGTTAATCCCATCCACATTTGATCAGAATATACTGATTAGTGCTTTAAAAGAGAATGGTATTAATTTACTGGAAAGGTCGGATGAGTATTTAGTGGAACAGTATGGATATTCACTTTGAATAGCTATGAAGTAAGTAGATTAGAGAATATGTGGTATAAAAAAATTTTAAGAAAATATGTTAATAATCTATGTCGAAATTAGAGTTGAAACGAATTCCTATGAATGTTAATGATTTATCAGCAAATACAGAAATTAGGAGGGTAGCTTCTTCAAATTCTCTCTCATCGGGTTCATTAACAAATTCGTTAACATTAACTGAGAATATTTGTCAAGAAATTAGTCAGGAGAATAAGATTAACATTAATAATATCAATAGTGGAATTGATGATACTAATTTAATTGCGGAAATGATGGATTCGGGAGTACAATTCGAGTCCCCATATAAGTTCTGGGAGCACATATACTGTAATTATATTCATCCCAAACCCACATGTACTTGTTGTAGTGAGGAGATAAATCAGCCATCGACATGGATATCATTCACATGTAAGTGTCAAAAGTACTATCATAAACAGTGTATATATAATAACTTTGATGTTTTAATATGTCCAGAGTGTAGGGAGAGTAAACAAATCTATGCATTTCCAAAGTTTCTATGTAAGTTTATGGAGGCGGAAGAGTATTATAAAATTTATAAATCGTCGATAGAAGGAAAAAGTAGTTATGAAACTTTGAAGATTTATAAATTATGGTTTCAAACATTTTCTATTTATACTCCACCTTTCCTTAACCTATATGATCATATCAAAGTTCATAACCCATACACTACTATTGAATACCTGGAGGGTAAGAAGAATACTCATCATATCGAATGTTTTGATCCAGCATTTACTATGGAAGATGATGGTATGACATATAATACGGATATGATAAATTACTATAATAAGCAAGTATTTGTGGACATAGGTACATTTAAGAAGAGATTTGAGGAGTACTGTTACAATTTGATAGATGATACGTTTCCCTATGAGGATCATGTGGTAGTAGCTGCAGGAGCAGTTCATAAATGTTTGGAGTCAAGGATTAAAATGGATAAGATTCCACAATACTCTAATATTGACATTCTAATTTGTCATCCAGACATTAAGATTGTGACTAGGGATAGTAAGAGGGTATTTAAGTACCTACAGGATCGTCATGGTGACAATATATACTGGGTTAGGAAGAATCCGAATGTGATGAGGATGTATGTACCTGGGTACAATAGAATGATTCAGATAATTATGTTTAAGAATACAATTGAAAATATAGTGAGTAAGTTTGATTTTTCGCATGTTCAGTATATATATGATGGTAAAAGCATCAAAACAACCTTAGCTGGGTTGGAGTATGCTAATTATCTGGTAACTACGCATGATGGGTACTATGACATACATTTTGCGAAGAGATTTCAGAAGATGCGGGATTTAAATTTATGTATAGCATTACCAATGGCTGATTCAATGGTGATAAATATCCCAAGATCAACAGGAATTGTATCATGGTATCCGAATTATACGGATGATTTAGATCTGGTACAAGCGCAAATCAAAGGCATCTCAGGAATTAAAGCGCACTATGTAACCAAGGGTAAACCATGTCGGATCCTATACAGCAAGATCCCAGAAGAATACTCACATAACCGATTCATAAATGGTGCTCAAACTGAAGATGACATAATTAATTACATCGAAAATGAATCGCAAACAAATCTGATCTAAGGTTCAATTTACTTTTTACACCTATAAATCTGTATATCTGTATATCATATAATATAATTCACATCTATATATCTGTATATCATATAATATAATTCACATCTATATATCTGTATATCATATAATATAATTCACATCTATATAGATGTGAATTATATCTAATACACCTAAAATATAATTACAAATCCTTGCCATTAACGGCTAAACGATCAGCCATATCATTACCGATAGAATGGATATCTTTTTTATTGGAGTGTGCTCGGATATATTTTATTTCGAGATTATTGAATTGAGCTAGTAATTTCCATGCCTTTGAGATCAGATCTAAATTATCTTTAGCCTTCCATGTTTTAGTGATTACATTCATAGCATATGTACTATCGGTATATATGACAATTTTAATTTGTGTATCCAAATTTGACTCTGAATTAATAAGAATTTCAAGAGCCTTTACAATAGCCCATACTTCAGCACGTTGATTAGTGACAGGATACTCTTTAAATTTCTGACTTAAATTATTATCATGACCAGGACCAAAATATACCCCAATACCCCCTGAACTATTGGAACGTCCGTTATTACTAACAGCCCCATCGGTGTATATATTAACAATACGTTTCTCTAAATCTTTCATTATGACGGAGGGAGGACCGATAGGTATGACGGAGGGTGATGCAGATGAAGATGAATTTAAATTTGAATTAAGTCTTTGAATTAAATTTTTTCTTTCAATTTCTTTTAATCTTCTTTGTTCGAGAATCTTTTTACCTATATCAATCGTATATAAATTTCTATTATCCAATGATTTTCTATCCAACGATTCAGTGCCACCACTTAATCTACTTGATTTACTCCCATTGCTACTACCATTTGATCTACTCGATCCAGTATCATCTGTTCTGATAGATTTAGTAGATCCGATAGATTTAGTAGATTCACTAATACTGGCACCATCACGAATCATATTTGTTTTGATATCTAGATTAACGGCATTTTGATGTTTAGTTTCGTCGGGGTTGTTATTAAAATCGGAGGTAAATTGATCTACTTTATTGACAATGTCATTATCTTTATCGATGCAATTAATTTTATATATTTGTACAGTACTTATATTATCGTTTTTAGTCTTTTTATTCTTTTGATTTCCGGACTTACTATCCCCATTAATATCATCGGAAGAATCGTCATAAATAGATAATGATTTTTTGATAGATTTGGGAGTAGGATTACTTTGGTGTTCGAGAGCTAATTTTTTGAGTTGATCGATAGTATAGGAATCGAGGATACGTTTAGCGACGGAGCTAGTGGCTTTAATGAAGCGTTTACTGTTAGGATTAAATATAAAATTAGGGTCATTCATTTTTTCGAGTTCATTTTTTTGATTATTTTTTTTTGATTTCATATTCTCTTCAGGAATTAGAAAAGTTCTTATAGAGTGGATACTATTCATATATTTACTTTCAAGAATAAAATGACCACAAAAAATCCCGATCAAACATTTAATAATAATTCAGATGAATTTGATGAATCTTACTTGGATGATTTACGCAATTTAGTTATTAAATCGCATCAGGATGAACAGGAAGCCACAGAACGTACCCTACTACTTAACATCACCAATACCACCAATAATCCATTAAACAAAGGCAATAAGAGGATTAACAAGAAGATTAATCCCAAATTTTGTGTGGAATGGGTATCCCTTGAATTAGATATGCAAGTAAATCGTATTATTGAGTATGTAGGTAGATACTCAGTAGAACATGATCTCCCGAATAGCACCTCAAAGAAGATAAGGAAGCTACTAGTAGAGGCATTAGTTAAGGGAACATTAAATGAAATAGAATGGGATATGACTAATGGCATCATAAGAAATATTCCTAAATTATTCTTTAACCCACATGACGGATATTTCCTAGGAACCTATCTAAACAATCAAGGAGAATTAGCAACCCGCATCTCCAAAATCTCAATCACCGAAGATGGCAACATCACTTGTGACGAACCACCATCACCACCCAAATTAAAACCCACAACAACCACCACAACACCAACACCCCCACAACCCACACCAACACCAACACCAACACCAACACCAATACCCCCACAACTTACACCAACACCAACACCAACACCAACACCAACACCCCCACCAGCAACTTCTACATCAACACCACCAAACTCCGCATCTCCATCAACACCAGCAACTCCTCCACCGACTCCGATAACACCACTGAATCTGACAGATTCTAATAAAACAGATCCTCCTACAATTAGAAAGCTGATATTTAAGAAAAAAAATTAATAGAACTATGATAATAAAAAACAAATATTATTATCATATTATATATATCCGAAATGGGAAATAATAATTCTTCTTTGAATGATCCATTAGAGGAACAAATTAGAAGGGATCATATAGACATAACTACTAATAGAGATGAAACAGATATGTATTATTACAGAAAACAGTATGGCGGCGATGAAGATTATCTGGACCAGGACCATGACCATGACCATGACCATGATCAGGACCATGATCAGGACCATGATCAGGACCACGATGAGGACCATGATCAGGACCATGATGAGGATTATCATGAGGACCATGATAACGAAGAGGATCAGTACGATGATGATGATGATGATGAAAATACAACCAATGATCCATTACATAAACAATTAAATGCTGATTATCCAATGGAGTACAAAGAATTAAAAGATGATAATTTGGGAGAAACATATTTATCTAAAATGAGTGGCGGTGGACCGACAGCATATCGACCTCTTCCTGCTATACCAGTTCCAACTCCACAAAGCATTTATCAAGGACAAATGCAAAATCAAATGATGTTAGGTCAACAATTTCCTGGTCAATACCCAGGTCAATTCCCTAGTAGATTTCCTGGTCAATTCCCTGCTAGATTTCCTGGTCAATTCTCTGGTAGATTTCCTGGTCAATTCCCTCCCAATCAACCAATGGCATCTGCACCTCAAGGAATGTATGGTTCAATGCCTCCCCCATATCCAGGAGCTCAACAACAAATACCAATGGGACAACCACAGGCAATGCAACAACAGATGGCGCAACAACAAATGGCACAACAACAGGCTGCACAACAACAAGCTGCACAACAACAGGCTGCGCAACAACAAGCTGCACAACAACAGGCTGCACAACAACAGGCATTAAGGCAACAACAGGCTGCACAACAACAGGCAGCACAACAACAGGCATTAAGGCAACAACAGGCACAACAACAGGCTGCACAACAACAGGCTGCACAACAACAGGCATTAAGGCAACAACAGATGGCACAACAGGCTGTACAACAACAGGCTGTACAACAACAGGCATTAAGGCAACAACAGGCGGCACAACAACAGGCGGTACGGCAACAACAGGCGGTACAACAGCAACAAGCGTTAAGACAGCAACAAGCATTTCCTGGAGCAAGACCCCCATCACCACCACCTATGCTAAATGCACCAGTTCGAACAAATCAGCCTTCTTCAATGATGCCATCTGGAACAATGAGACCTATAACCCCGCCAGGATCACCGGTACCACCAGTCAGAACAATGGGACCTACAACTCCACCAACCCCGCCAGGATCACCGATACCGCCAGTCAGAACAATGGGACCTACAACCCCACCGGGATCACCAGTACCGGCAGTCAGAACAATGGGACCCACAACCCCTCCAGGATCACCGGTACCGCCAGTCAGAACAATGGGACCCCCACCAACAGCAATGCCACCAACCAGAACTCCCACTCCTGCACCAGCAATGCCACCAACCAGAACTCCCACTCCTGCACCAGCAATGCCACCAGCAAGAACTCCAACTCCTGCACCAGCAATGCCACCAGCAAGAACTCCAACTCCTGCACCAGCAATGCCACCAGCTAGAACTCCCAGTCCTGCACCAGCAATGCCACCAGCAAGAACTCCCACTCCTGCACCGGCAATGCCACCAGCAAGAACTCCAACTCCTGCATCGGCAATGCCACCAGCAAGAACTCCAACTCCTGCACCGGCAATGCCACCAGCTAGAACTCCCGTAGCAACTCCTCCAGCAACTCCATCAAGAACTCCTACAGCAACTCCTCCAGCAACTCCATCGAGAACACCCGCAACAACTCCTCCAGCAACTCCTCCAGCGACTCCTCCAGGATCTCCATTGCCAAGACCAGCTGCACCAGCATTACTCAATCCTTTGGTTAGAGTTGACACACTAAATTCTTATAGATTACCTTTACCAGCAGCTGGTAAACCGGCACCCCCGATGCCCACAGCTGGTAGACCGGCACCCCCGATGCCCACAGCTGGTAGACCGGCACCCCCGATGCCCACAGCTGGTAGACCGGCACCACCTCCAATGCCAACAGCTGGTAGACCGGCACCACCTCCAATGCCAACAGCTGGTAGACCGGCACCAGCCCCGATGCCAACAGCTGGTAGACCGGCACCAGCCCCGATGCCCACAGCTGGTAGACCGGCACCAACCCCGATGCCAACAGCTGGTAGAGCGGCACCAGCCCCGATGCCAACAGCTGGTAGACCAGCACCCCCATTATCACCTCCTCCAAGTCCTACTATGATAAATAGAATACCTCAATCTGCTAGGTCAGCTCCAGCAGCTAAACCGGCACCAGCACCAGGTAGACCGGCGCCAGTAAGTAGACCGGCATCAGCACCAGTTACGAGAATTACTCCAGGCGCTGCACCAGCCGGAGATAAAGCATCAGGAGCACCACCAAAGGATTCTGGACCAGTAGCATATACTGCATTACCTTCTCAACCAGTAGGAACTGCTGCTCAACGACCTACATTTAGTGATATGAGTCCAGCTGCTATGGCTGCTATGGGTGCTATGCCAAAAGCAGAAGTAGCTGAAAGTCCATTATCAAAATACTTAGCATCTAATCCATCATCTAATATATCATCTAATCCATTTCCAGGTGCTCCACCCTCACATATAATGTCAGGTCCGACAATGGGTACAGGGGGTCAAAGCACTTCAGGTTCAACATTAAATATTATATCCAATGACGATGAAAAAAAAACAGTTCGTATAAATGAGACTGGTGCAATAGATATCACAATAACCCCAATAGATACTGATAAACAAGAAAACAACGAAAATGCGGAAGAAAACAAAGGAAATGAAAATCAATTAGATTCGATGAATTTGGTAAATGAATTAAAGAGAGAAGAGAATCTGAAACCAGATGATCAAAATAATAATAATACAGATATTACAGATCAAAACAATAATGCGGATATGTTGAAATACTTGGATATGGATCGTGAAGAATTATATAAATTATGTCAATCTGGTGATATGACAGTAATTGATATGGTATGTAGTGGAAAAGAAAGAAGTAATAATTTCTGGAGGGAACGCACATTGAGAAATTATCCAAATACCCCAGCAGGATTCTTACAAGATGATGATTGGTTAATAATAAATTTCCTCAGACACGCTTATAAAAATATTAACAAACATAATCCTAATGTAGCCGATCCCTTTGAACCAAACCCATTTACAGGAGTAATTAAATTCGATAGCATGGCTGCCATTAGATCCCATATCATCCAGAATGACTACAAATTAAATCTCTCCGGAGGACACATCCGTGAATTACCCGATATCGATCAATTCAAAGAGGCACTAGATCTATTACATCACCCGTTAGAAATTGTACTATACAGCAAAACAGCTGTTATATAATCCAAAATAATCGAATAATCCTAATCGAATATAAAGAAATATGTCATAATAATATTAAAAAATATCATTATGAACTTTGAATTTAGTGAAAACATGTGTGGTTTTCAGAGTACCGATGGGGGTACTCTCTCTCGCGTAAAGTATCAGGATCAACCGACACTACTATGTCAATGTAGCTCATCTAATGATCAGGTAGGGATCTATCGTAATATAGAGCTACCAAATCAGGCACAGTATCATATTAAAATAACGGGTATGGCAAATAATCATCGTACCTATGTTAAAGTAACAACAAGGGATGGATTAAATTTAATGGATTCGAGAAATGAGAAGACTGTATACTTTAAACGGAATGAACAAGAAACAATTTCGATGAAGTTTTACAGCAAAGTAACTAATATCAGATTGTCGATCCTCATGGGTGGTGATAGTATTGTACTTCCCGGTAATTCATTTATGATCTTTCAAATTCGTATTATCCCCATTATTAACCAGAACAACGAGAAAGTATCATCTTCATCAAATGAATCATCACTCAAAATTACCCGAATATTTGAAACCGTTGCCCAACTCGAACTCGAAAAACAAGATCCCCTCCGCTCAAATCAAACCCCCATGGAACCCGGAGAATATGCCATCCTCAAACATCCCCATTCCCACCAGAACAATCCCAATTTCAATCTTAATCCCAACCAGAATCCCAATGCATCAAATTATGAGGATTTGTACATCTTAAGCAATAATGGGGGATTGAAATATGTGTGTCGAATAGGTACTGGAAGACCCTTTAATTTTGGAGAACCAGTACACATGGTACCTGGCAAGGAGATCCCAGTATATCCAGATAATAAGACAGCACAAGAGGCATTAGACTCCAATCCGGATAAGTTCTACACTCCCCGTAACGAATATCACTATGATGACTCTAATAATAAGTATCCAAATTCAAATGATATTTACATGTACCTGGATACCCAAGGATATGTTAGATGGTTACGGTACAAAAACTAATATTTTAGAAGTAAAATTAGAACGCGTTATATTCATTTTTTATTTGAAATAATTTATTAGATAAAGATATATGAGTGAATACTATTTCCAAAAGGGAGGCGCCTCATCATCATTACCTAACAGATGGTTTAATCCTAATGAACAAGCCTTTGCACCCTGCGAGAACTGCGGCAAACCAAAGAAACCCCAAGAAACCCAGGAGGGAGGTGGCAGTTGCGGCAGAAGTCAAGAGCAAATGGGAGGTGGCAACTTACCAAACAGATGGTTCAACCCAAACAGCACACCATTCGGATGTGACACAGGAACATGTGGTCATGGTGAACCATTAGCGGTCTATGCAAAGGAATTTATGGCATCACAAGCCTCTCAGGGCTGCCGATCAGGATGTGGAATGCCAAGTCCTGCAAGACAACCTCAAATGGGTGGTAGCCCGACAGGAGCCCCATTAACAACCTTCTCTCAGGGATCGGCATTAAAGTATAACTATGAAATGGGTGATTATTTTAGCGGATTACCTGTCTTTGTTCCGATTAGACGATAAATACAATATCTGATAGATAATTCTATTTTGAGTTTTATTCAAAGTTTATAAACTTTGAATAAAATTGAATTACTTACGAAAGAATCAATAAAATTGGTAAAGAATCAATAAAAGAGGTAAAGAATCTCTAATAAAACAGGTAAAGAATCTAATAAAACAGGGATGAGTAAGTTTGATGAATTAGTATGTAAAAAAATAGCAGATTACTTAGATAAATCAATGTTTCAAATTGTGATTAGAGATGAATGGTATAAGTTTTCTCAAATAGTAATTGCTGAATCTATATCAGAAGCATTCAATATCTGGAAAAATTATGTAAAAACTATTCACACATGTGGTGATGATGGGAAGAGAAATCATTTCTATGAAATTATAGATGAAATATTATCAGATAGTTCTTTTGAATTTTATCTATTCGAAAAACGCGATAAAAATGGCAACGAGTATATTTACGTAAAATATGCAGATCTGTATATGTTAGTAGAAGTTGTAATTTCAAAAATTGGTTCCTATCCAATTTCACTGATAATCAAAGAATAAATTATTCCAAACGCAAATAAAAAAAAATACAAAATATATATGAGTCAGTTCGATGAATTAGTATGTAAAAAAATCTCAACTTACTTAGATAAATCGCTATTCATAGTTCATATTACAGTGATAAACAGAACAGTTCATATTGCTGCAATAAATAGCAGAAGTTATAACTATGCTCAAATAGTTACTGCTGAAAATATATCAGAAGCATTCGATATATGGCAAAAGAATATGTTTATCGATGATACTAACAAAGAAGATCCAATACTAGAAGAAATAATTGACGTATTTCTATCAAACCCATTTAGATTTGATCAAATGAGCAATGAAATCCGTTACCCGTATCGTAATCAGCCAGGATTCAGTTATCATTTATATAAATATGGACTCGGTGCAATCGAGTTTCATATTACTGAGTGCAAAAATCACTATCCAATTACAAACATAATTAGGATATCCTAATCAATATCGATCCCACACAATCATATAATAAATCCCACATAATTATATATGTTTGATAAAAAGTTTCTACCTTTGGTCTTTATAGTCTGTTTAATTATTCTATCAGAAGCAATTGCCCAAAGTTGTGTTAAAAAATATAACTCCGAAAATAACCTAGTATTCCTTGGTATCGCATCCATAGCATACTTATGCGTAATTCTCCTTCTCTGTAAATCATACAATTATGACGGTATGTATAAAATCAACCTTTTCTGGTCTATCGGATCAATTATTGCAATTCTCCTTTTTGATGTCTTTTTCTTCCACGCAGAAGTCAAAAAAGAAGACCTGATCGGAATCACCCTCTGCATCATCGGACTCTATTTTATCTTCGTCCACGGTCATTAGCGCATAGATAAAATGAAAAATTGATAATATTATGATAATATTATCAATCAAAAGTGGTAGAAAAAGGCTGATTGTCAATGAGTAGCGAGATTCCGGACCTATGGGTAGTGATTTATCGTGATAACCGTTGTCACAATGCCAATGATTACCATGTCAAAACATTCGAATCACTGGTGAATGTGATGAATTCCCTGAGACAGTACATCTGCGAGGGTCGCATGGGAGAGAAGGAATTGAACAAATTGTTGGATTTGAACAATGAGATCGAATTGTACGGAGGTGGACAATTTCTAACCGTGGTCCGCTCCAAAGTTATTCCGGCTCATTAAGATACTCAGACCAGATCTGACCAATATTCATGACATATAATTTTAATATTGCTTTGTCATCCTGATCCAGCAAATTCTCTAAAGTTTCTGATGAAAATTGATATAGAGTTGGATTCTGTTTCATACCCTCACGATGAAAATCAACCAAATAATCATACAATTCAGGATAGGACTTCCAATCGGTCATACTATGAACCCTCTGAATATACTGACACCCCTTTATCTTCTCCAACAGCCTATTATGTTCTATTTTATAATTTTCAGGCATTAAATTACATTGTAAATTTAAATCAGATAATCCCCTAATAATATTACCATAATTACGCTCCTGAATTTGCAATAATTCAGGCACTTTTTTAATAATTTTTTCTATTAATTCACCTTTGAATTCCTCAATTTTACTATTCGAATCATAATCACTATCAAATTTCGTACACGTTACGCAATCTTTCATTTTTCCCTTCATTCTCTTGCCACCATCCGAAAAATCAATTAAATGTGATTGATCATTAATTGCATTTTTTGCCTGATTGATCCTATCCATCTCCTTCAAATTATTCGCATTCAATCGTTTCATTCCCCCCACAACCCCTTTCATCTCCCCTGCAATCCCCGTAGCAGTTTGTTTATTGTTGAGAGCGATAGGGTTGCTGAACATATTTTTGGCATCATTTTTAAGTTTCTGGATATCCTGACCATAATTATCGCTGAGAACATTATTATTGCCATCTAATTGACTACCGAGATGATTATACTTGGCGGTTTGGCGACCGGAGCGACTTTGGGTGAGAAGAATTTTGATCTGATCGGTAAAATCGGAATAAACCTCATCATCATCACGCGAATCCCAGTAACCAACCTCGGTCCATCTATCTTCTGGATAGATTCTGAATTTAATGTAGAGACCCCCACCATCATCGGATCGACGTACTAGAATACTCAATTCATTTTCCAGTTGATTATTTTTAATCAGATCTAAATAGTATTTTGGATCCTCTTTGATTAACATAAAAAGATCCTCCCTGCTACAATTCTTTAATAAATCGATATCATCCAGATCCGCAGTTCCCTCATCATTATCAAGTAATGTTTCCGATTCAGTTTCTGAGTCTGACCCCATATCCGAATCCGAATATGACCCTGAATATTCTGAATCATCTTGATCCAAATCCTTGCTCATTTGTTATATATTATTGAAATATTTATATATATTTGAAAATTATTTATAAAAATAAATAATAAACCAAATGCAATAATGCAATAATATGCAATAATGCAATATTATGTGTAACAAATGATATATAAACAATGAATGGGTGTAATTCGATATAAAATAAAAATGAGGATTAAATATATCATAATGGAAAACGTGAGACAAAGGTTTCTATCGGGCGAGAATACAAATTATGTAGTACAAGAAATAATTAAACCTTTGAATACATCTGGAATTGATGTTAATATTAAGGATGTGCAACAAAAAATATTTAATTTTATGAATGAAGTGTATAATCGTTATCCAAATGAATCTATGCAGAATCTTAATAACTTTGTCATCCAAAAATCAATAGAAAAGTACCAGAAAAATCAAACAACTGGTCCCAATCTTGCCACCAGGAAAGGTACTGGTGAAGCCACTAATTCCCTATTCGAACGCGAATTAATGGAACGCAAATATAAACAAGCCCAGGCTGGATCACAAAATAATCAATCCACTGGTCCTTCCTCCGGCATCAGTCTGAACCAGGCTATCACTGGACAGGTTGACCCCTCACCACCTGATCGAAATGGACCTCCGCCTCCAGCAAGTACCCGAGTAACAGATCGAACAAATATCCAAGTCCTCGATCAAAATACCAATCAAGGTGATGATCAGGAGAATAATGAGCATAATAATAGCCATGGAGGAGGTAATTATGGGCAAAAAAATCTACAATCTTATGGACAAGAGAATAGGAAAAATATATATTCTAGTAATAATGATGAGTACAATGAAATATTATTGTCATTAAGCAATGATGATATAGTAGATATAGAGGGTGATAAGTTTACATTCTGTTGGAATCATAAGTTTCTATCAAATTTTGGGGATGATTTTAGTATTGAATTAAAGTACGCCACACTTCCCAAAAATTTGAGTCATATCTTAGTCAAGTATGGTGAATTGGATGATTCCTTAATGACTTCTAATAAGAATAAAAGAAACATGAAAGCCAATGAAACAAATATGGAAACAAATAAATTAAAGGTGTATAATGCATTAGGAAAAAATTACAATGCTAAATTAATACCATCTCATAGTAGTGAGCAGTATACAACATATCAGGCTATACAATCTTCGCCAAGTCAATCAATATCCAAGTTACCATCGACATTAACCTTTCAGATGATAGCTCCGATGTCACAAAGGATAGAATTGAATGTGATTCCGGTTCAGAAGATAATTAAGACAGAAAAAACTATTCAAGTATCAACTAAAGGACCACATAATTTAAATGAGGATGATCAGTTAACTTTGGAGTTCTCACAGCAACACATCTGTTATAGAATAACCGGTTTAGAGATCCAATCCGATCGGCAAATTTCATTTAATTCACCATTTAATGGTTACTTTAGTTCTGATTTTAAACTTATAAAAAATAATTGGAATATAGATTTAACTTTAGTTTGCAGATATAGAACAAAATAAAATTTTAAAAAAGATTCAAAGTATTTAAAGATTCAAAGTATTTAAAGATTCAAAGTATTTAAAGATTCAAAGTATTATTTAAATCTTTAAGAAACCAATGCGTCAAAAATATAAATAATCTTGGTAGACTATATAACAAAAATGGTTAACGCATTTTCTGGATGCACATGCAACAACACTACTGGATGCGCATTTAACAATGGCACTGGATCCTGCTGCACCGCGGTCTGCTGCAAGGAGCCCACTGAGTGCAACAAGCTGATCAACGAACAGCTCGACAAAATTGCAGCCTATAAGCTGAAGCTTCGTCTCTTACGTGCGGACTTTAAGAAACGCGCCAAATCCTGCTGCGATACCTTCAAGCCCCTCAGCAACAACAAGTTTCAGGACGAAAAATGCGATCTTGAGAAAAAGATCCAGAAGGCAACCAAGAAGATTATTGCCCTCAAACGCGCCTGTAAGGGTGACTTCCTGATCCGCAATCCCGACTCCCGTTGTGTCCGCCCCACCCCATGTGGCTGCTGCAAGACCAAAGCCGGTACTAGCTGCTCAAAGCTCTAAATAATCAGGACATAATCAACACATAATCAGCACATAATCAGCACATAATCAGCACATAATCATTGTATCATAAATCAACATAAATTTACATTAGAGGAATGATGTATGAGATACACATTTATCGAATAGAATACAAATTCCAAAATAAGACATCTACCGAATACGGGTAGAGATGGAAGAAAAATTAGTAGAAATATACAAAATAAATTATTACTCCTACGAATAATAATTTATCAAAAACAAACATCTCACTCAACAACATCTGACATTTCTGAATAATATTCATCAATATTATTGATAAAATTATATATATCACCATCAGTAATATCAGACCCACCCGAATCCTCATAAGACCCACCTGAATCCTCATCAGATCCACCTGAATCTTCATAAGACCCACCCGAATCCTCATCAGATCCACCTGAATCCTCATCAGACCATCGCGAATCCTCATCAGACCCACCTGAATCCTCATCAGACCAATCAGACCCCTCATTATCATTCTCATTATCGTTATCATTATCATTCTCGTGGTCATTCTCATCATTAGCAGACTCATTGGAATTATGATGAGAATTTTTGTCTACTAGATCACGATTGATAAGAGAAACCCCACATGAAATGATGGTAAAACATGCTAATAAACTTGAAAAATATAATAAAATACCATACTCGAAAGGGGTAAAATGTTTGGTAACATAATCTGTCCACTTTGAATAAATCCATGTAAATTGAAATTGATCCGAATGATCCTCCTTAATAACAGGAGTACTTCCAGTTATCAGATTAAATCCACTTATTATTAGATTAGGAATCTCATGAAAGTATACACCATTAAACCAATTATGCAAAATCTCATAGAGACCCATCTTAATAATTACTCTTAATTATTACACAACTAATATTTTTATATTGATTTTAGGATCACATAAAAATCCCAAAATCAATATAAATCAATATAAAATATAAATTCAATCTAAAAAATAAAATAAATTCAATCTAAAATATAAAATAAATTCAATTCAAAATATAATACAATCTAAACTCTTAAATAATATCAGCAAAGCCGCGGTTGATGCGGGAGCCTTTGTTATTGACAAACTTTTCTCTGGGTAGGACAACATTGGTACGAAGGTTATCATTGAGATAGGTAGCATATCCTTTCACTTTGGGAAGTATTTCGTCATAGACGGCATACTTAAGGACTTTATAATTGAGTTCAGCGACCTGGCGACTGAAATCAGTGGGTTGGTTTTTAGCGTCACTCAAGTAGATGGATCGCATGATAATGAGGAGTTCCTCGTCGGATTGACGACCAATAATGTTACCAGTTTCCTTATATACTAATTTTTTCATCATATTTTGGAGATAGTCGATATTCTTGCGTGAGAAATAGATCTGACTGACTGGGGTTTTCTCAAGATCCTTCAAGGTGGTATAAATTAGATTGGAATCAACCTCGGGTTCTTCAATCATGCGGTGATCTTTGGCTAAGTGATATGTTTTTAAATTATTGCGATCTTCTAAATATTTATTAGTGTAGCCAGTGTTACTTGTATCAAAATCCTCCACGAAACTAAATTGCGTAGAATTAATAGATGATTGCAATGTCATCTTATTTATTATATATTATTACGATTGAATATTTTTGATTCAACCAAGACACTATCTGTTGCAAATTACACAAATTACACAAATTATTGTGGATCAAATATTATACACCCGTTTTCTTTTTTGTTGGGACAACAAAAAATAGAAAAATTAAAAATACAACTTACTAACTTTAATTACTGAGGCTTAAAAGAATCCAACTTATATAAAGTATATAATGAATGTGGAAGGTCCAAATTCTACTCAAAGGTTCATTATATGGATAAAAGGGTTATTTGTATAAGTGTATAATAATGTCCAAGTTTATGGTATCAACATTGAAAAACAATGCATTTTGAACAGCCTGAACTAGGATTTTAGTACATTTGTCATTATAGATGACCTAGTATAATAATAAATACCCAGAATTGAACGCCCGGAAAGGTGCAGTGTTCAATATCTGACATCCCTGATCAATGGAGGGAGTATTACAAACGGTTCATAAATCAGAATCAAAATATTTAGGAAAAATTTTGATTTGTCCCACGGATTATGAAAACGAGTGTAATAATATCATAATAGAAATATATCAAATATACACACTAATAGATACTAATACATAGTAAATGGTGACAATTATATTTTATCAGAAAGATATTCCGATTGAGGGTCAGAGACCCAAGGAAATAAGTGTTAAATATTATGAACAATTAATGGTAGCACTGGATAAATTCAATGAAATTTATGATCATCCCACAATGAATCCTCGAATTAATATCACCAAAGTGTATAATCAGTATGGTCAGGAAATCCCACTCACCTACAAAGTTCAAAAAACAAATCTCGAATTGTTTTATTAACAAAATGAAAAAGATTTTTGATTTATTATTATTTAATAAATCAAAAGAATGTATCCTATCACTCGAGTGTATCATGTTAAAAAGTTTCCAGAAGAATCACCACAAAGGTTCTCTAAACGTAATTGGTTTATCGCCAAACAACAACCAAAAAACATTTCAGATCTTAAACAAGCTATCAAATGGTCTATTATCGATGCAAGTATTTCCTATGATGGAGTGACATACTCTGACGAAATTACCGACCTCGTCATCCGCATGAAACACTAGTACAAAAGAAACACTAGTAACAAAGAAAACCAGAAACCATAACCCACCCCGAATAACCCCGAATAACCCCGAATAACCCCGAATAAACCGGAATAAACCGGAATAAACCCGAATAAAACCGAATAAAACCGAATAAAAGCGAATAAATCATAGCAATTTTATGAATAAAATATTGAAATTTCTTTGATCATGGATGCAATTTCACTGACGACCTGTTGACGATGTTCTGGTGAAATATTCGGGTCGATTCCGAATATTCGGGTCATATTATCGAGATCATATGGGTCATTAGTGGAAATATTGTTAGATTCATGGAGGATACTATATTCAAAATTGTCTTTGGAGGATTCGTCGGACTTACGGACTTCGATTCTGATCATGGCTTGATTAAATCGCGCCACTAGTCGAAAGTGACCGGTACTATTGGAATGTTGATAGGATTTTATGACTAATTGGTCTAAGCACCAATTAAGGACTTTTTTGTAGGTACTATTCTGGAACCAGTGGCATGTTTTGATGTTCTTTTTAATGTCTCGAACATCAAGTTTAAATTGGGCAAGACTATATCTGACTTTATACTTTTCGAGAGAACTTTGGAGGAGATGATAAATGTTAATTTCCTTCTGAGTCCATTGATCGGATGGTTTGTCAAGAATAGCGTCCAATGATTTTGCTATGCTTTTCAAAGTATTGTTGTTCTGATCCATCTAATTCAAAAAGAAATTCTGAAATTAGTTATCTTATAAAATAATAAAGCAAATTGTAAAATCTATTTCGAACAATAAATCAAAAATATATCAAAAATATATCAAACATATATCAAAGTACCTATATTATATATAATTTAGTAAATAACCATACTTGTAAAAAGTATGGTTATAAGAAGTTCATTCATCCATTCATCCATTCATTCATTCATTCATTCGCAAATTAGCTTATTAGCTTATTAGGATTTATTTTTTTGTTCGAGGTTTCATTCTACCAAGACCTTGACTAGAATAAGAGCCATTTAGGGTCGGTGTACCAGGAGCAGGGTCTGGAAAAGCGGCTGTTTTAGGAGTTGCTTGTGGGATCGTAGTTCCGGTTCTAACTCCATTTGTATTAGAATTGTATCCTGGCGGTGGCGGTGGCGGTGGCGGTGGCATGTTCAAAAGTATGTTTATTTTTTCGATGGAAATCTTAATAAAATAAGTACCTCAGATATAATCAATTTTTCTTAAAATCAAAGTAAATAATTTTAATGTGAAATTTAGGGGAAATCCATATTTCACATTTAAATATCCTTCTGATCAAGTGTAAATATCTAATCACGAAAGACCTTAAAAATACCAAAGTAAAAACCATTAAAAATACCAAAGTAAAAACCATTAAAAATATCTGTATTAGTATTCCTCATCATACTAATTCATTTTTTGCCACCACCTTTGCCACCACCGCCACCACCCTTGCCAGTGCTGCCACCACTTTTGCCGCCGTTGCCACCAGAACAATTGCCACCGGGACAATTGTTGCGTCTTCCAACGCTGCTTCCAATATGTTTGCTGGTTGCAGTAGGTGAGATTGGGGTTCCATAAGTAGGATTGGTCATTTTTTGAATATTGTAATCTGTTTCTTTTGAAAGATACATAATATTGATCAATTTTTCATTTTATCGAGGAAAAGTCTCATATCTTTGCCCTACCCTATATATATATATAGATATAGATATCTATATCATATTCCAGATTATTTACGTCTGAAAAGGGTATTTCTAGCCTGATTAGCCACTTCATCAGTGATAATATCTTGAGTTATTTGATCAAAAGAGTTATTTCTGGATTTGAGTAGGAATAGCATGGAATAAATACCGCATTCGCTATTGGCATACTGATGTTGGATGGAGTTGATACGGAGAGTGTATGGCATTTTGACGCCATTAGAAGATGGATCGGAAGATAATCCGTTAGAAATGAGATTTTTCATGGATTGGAAGACAAATTTTTGGACACCCAAAGGCATGGGAATACTCTTCTCTTTGTGATACTCCCCATAACTATCATAGTAGGGTAATCTATACTCATTTGTTTCTTTACTTTTATTACCATAACTATCAAAGTACTGAATTTCCTTCTTAATGAGATCAATATTAAGTGCCACCCAATGACTACCATTCTGAGTGCTGGGATCCATATTGAAAATAACACCAATATTACGATACTCCCGTGCCTCACGATTAAGGTCTAATTTCTGCAAGTACTGAGAATCTTTATCACGGAGGGTCATAAAATCCATCGGCAATGGTCCTACAAACTTAAAATCACGATACTTCTCAGCGTACTGCCTCATCACACTATTAATGTCATCCGTACTCAACCATTGATAGCGTCCGAGTGGGGCTAAAGGCTTAAAATACTCTTCTAAATCGGGTTGAATTTTCTTGAGGAAACCTTGTTCGATCCAGCATGTTTCGTCTTTACCGCATCTTTTAGACATTTTAGCCTGAATAGCCTCCCATAAATCCCTTTTGTTAGCCCCACTTCCAATTTGAATCTTATCAGCGTAATTATTATTATAAAGAGTGATGATTGAGACCAGAACATCCTTGCTAAAACACGATACTGTACCATCAGCATAATTAGGAGCACAACGATCCATGATGTTTATTATAATATATATAATAAACATCGAGATAAAATTACACCCAATTACTCACAATTCCACCCAAAAATGTCAAAGAAAACAACGAAAAATCCCTTTGTATTAGTTCAAATTAGTCTAAAAATGAGGAAAAATAAACAAATATATTTATATATGTCGGTAAAATATAGATTGGTTGATTTATTTGCTGGAACAGGAGCCTTTTCTCATGCTTTTTCTAATACTAAAAAAGTGGAAATAGTTTGGGCGAATGATTTTGCGGATTCCTCTGAGGAAATCTATAATCTCAACCATCCTGAAATTAAACTAACAAATGGCGATATTAATGATATTAGCCCCAGTTCAATCCCTAAACATGATATTCTATGTGCCGGTTTCAGTTGTCAACCCTTTAGTATAGCAGGTAAACAGGAGGGGTTTAATGATGAAAGATCGAATTGTTTCTGGAGATTAGTGAAGATTCTGGAGCATCATAAGACCCCGATGATAGTATTAGAGAATGTTAAGAACTTAACCTCACACGATAATGGCAATACCTTCAAAACCATCAAAGCTGAATTAGATAAATTAGGGTACTACTACAAATATAAGGTCCTAAATACATGTGAAGTAACCCGTGTACCACAGAATAGGGAGAGAATATACATAGTTGGGTTCTATCAGGATAAGCAGAAAGCAGAGGATTTTGAGTTTGATTTCCCGACCCTTGAGAAGGATCCAATCCAAGGGTATTTGGATACCAATCCTGAAAGTAAGTATTACTACACCAAGAGTTTGAAAGTCTTCCCAATTGTTGAAAAGGCTATTACTAAACATATTAGCAATAATGTGGTTTATCATTTGAGACGACAGTACGTTCGCGAAAATAAAAGTAACGTCTGTCCCACCCTAACCGCAAATATGGGCACCGGTGGGCATAATGTCCCACTCATCAAAGATAATAAAGGAATAAGAAAACTGACACCGCGTGAATGTTTCAATCTTCAAGGATTTCCCAAGGATTACAAACTCCCTGAATTATCCGATGCCAAATTATACAGCCTGGCAGGAAATGCAGTCTCAGTCCCAGTCGTACAATTAATCGCTAACAAACTGACACAATAATTCAATAAAATAAAATAATCCATATGCAATTCATTATTTTATTCTTTAACCAAATAAAATAATGACAAAAATAGAAAATCCATTCTCATATCTACAATTTATTATGCTGAAGTTTAACACGATCCTCTCCAACCTCTCGACACTCCTCAATTGCACACACTGCCTCAGAGGCTAATTTAGCGGCATCCTCACCCAGGTTATATTCAGATAAAAATTCAGTGAGAGCCTGTTTAATTTGGTTGGGACTGGCAGTACGTTTGCCACCCTTAACAACTTTGGGAACTAATTGATGGCGACCCTTGGTGATATCCTTCAAACCATAGGTTTCAATGTAGCTCAGGATGGCAGATTCTTTTACTTTCTTCTGTCGGATAAATTCATTGCGAGTGTCATTCAATTTCTCCAACCCCTCATCAAGTTTAATCCATTCAGTAGCAATACGGTTAATTTCCTCCTTAATTACCTGCGTAATTTTAGGAAAAGCTGGTTCAACCACCTTGGTAATTTGCTCATGACCATCATCACTAATCGATTTAACCTCATGAACCACTTGCTCATCACTCTGAATAATATTAATCGGCTTATCAACCTGCGAAACACCCCCAGCTGCACCTCCACCCCCACCAGAATCCTTACGATCATCAGTCTTCTTGGCTGCACCCCCCTTCTTAGCGGCACTCTTCTTAGCTTCAGCTGCTGCACGATTTCTCATACTATCCCTAATCATAGCCTCATCCTTTCCACCAATACTGCTGAGAACCTCATCAACAGTACTCAAATCACTGGCACCCCCACTCATGCTCATACTAGGACTCAAAAGGCTTTCAAGAGCCTCCAAGTTATCATTTTCATAGAGATCTAATTGCCTCAGTAGCTTAGAATCCATATTATTTTGTCTATATACTAGGATATATTTTGATATTTCTATATTCCCACCAAAATATTATTTTCATTAAAAATAAAAAAACAAAGAAAACAAAGAAAAGAAAACAAAGAAAACAAAGAAATAAATAGTACACCTAAATATGCATATTTAGGTGTATTAGAATAAACTCATAATAAACTTTGTATAAATCATAAAGAGATCTCCTCATTGAAAGTTTGATTTGTCTCTATATACACATTCGCACAGTATCCCGAAATACCCTGAAATACCCTGAAATTCTTGAGATCTGCTCCTAATTCATCACAAATTATATGTAGATTCTTGAGACTGGCTAACATTGAATCATATAGAATACCAATGGGCTCCCCATTATCACTGTATCCCAAATTATATATAGCCTTTCCGTTTCCCTCATATAGTCTAAATTTTAACTGAGTAGTTAACCTATTCAGTCGTTGATTATTATCAAAATCGCATAATTTCCACTTGTATTCAATGTAACCCTGATCATTCTCCTGCTTAATTTTACGCGCCTTCTTTAACCGATTTCCAACCTTCCTCCTAAAATTCCAATCCATCTTATAATTACACGATGAATCACAATCCATATACAAGATATGTATAATAATCACGAATCAAAAAAACTTAACCAAATAAACAAATATACAATACCAAAGCATTTTATTATATTTTGTTTTCTTTTGTTTATTTCTTTTTATTTCTTTTTTATTCTTTTTATTCTTTTTATTCTTTTTATTCTTTTTATTCTTTTTATTCTTTTTATTTCTTTTTTATTCTTTTTATTCTTTTTATTCTTTTTGTTCTTTTTATTTCTTTTTTATTTCTTTGTGTTTCTTTTTGTTTCTTTTTGTTTCTTTTTGTTTCTTTTTTCGTTAGTACATCTGATTCGGTTTATTGGGGATTAGTGGAATGTGGTTGATCAACCACATTCTCGGTACTTGTGGGAACGACAGAAGTATTTTGGGACTCTCCGGACTCAACAGAGGGAGTCCAATCGACCACAACCAAGTTGCCAGTCTGTTGACCATTCTCGAGGACACGATTGCGATAGAATTTGATGCCATACTGTTTGCTTTCGAACAGGGTACGCAACATACTTTCAACTGATTCAATACCGATCGTGCTAAATTGACGCTTGATATTCTTGGTGACTCCATTCATAATGTACCAGACCGGAAAGTACCAAACATCCTTGGAGTGATTGTTGGGACGCTGATAATCGAACGCAAATGTGTTATTCGTAGTATCATAGACAACTTGCGAGTAGAATTGGGTGATTACTCCACGAGTGGCTGGGGGTGAGTAACGAAAGATATGAGCATTATTCTTCTGCTGTCCATTACGATAGATGATTTTGGAACCAGCATTGGTACGAATGTAGCGATAGACGAAGTCTCGGCACTTCATGATGTAGCCATTACGCATTAATTCCTTAATCATGCGTTCCTCAGGGGATTCCATATTAACCTGAACAATTTCAGAGGCATTAGGGATGGAATCAATAATAGTGGAATCTTCAGTCATCATAGGAGCTTCAACAGAAGGGGCTTCAACGACAGGGGCTTCAACGACAGGGGCTTCAACGACAGGGGTTTCAGTTTGCATTTGGATAATAGTATATCGATTGATTATAGATAGAGATTTTTCTAATTTTCTTTTACGATTGACAAATTCCTTCGTTTTTTCAAAATCAAAAAATTTTTCTTTATTGCGTTCAAAGAAAAATAATCTCCTACTGATTACACATATTGGTCCTAGTGATTACCCCACATTTGCTCAATATCCTCATCATCGTCATCAGTCCAATCATACAATATTTTTGTGGAGGATTTATTTCGAATATCAAGTACGAAACCAGACGTGTCGTCTGAATTTTGACTATAACTACTATTATCCTCCTCATCAGATTCCCCCGAATCCTCCTCAGATGTTTTAACACTATCATTATCCCATTGAGTGAGATCGTCATCGCCACCAGAAAGTAAGGTTTGTTGATAATTAGCCTTCTGTTGTGCAATCATATTATTATAATCAGAATCCCATTTTTTTTCAGATTTCTTCATCCACCAATTCCTATTATCAACCCGATTCTCATTCGAATCATCCCCGCCCGAACCATAATGATTCGAATGATTCGAATCATCCCCGCCCGAACCATAATGATTCGAATGATTCGAATCATTCAAATCATTATCATTCTTGTTATCATTATCATTATCATTATCATTATGATTATTATTGTTATTGTTATTGTTATTGTTATTTTTAATATTTAGATACTGTTTTCGAATATTCTCAAGCATATTATTAGTGTAACCTCCAACCTTATTAACAGTAGGGGGTTTTCTCCACCAGAATCGATTAATTGGAGGAGAAGTAACCATATTATTTCTTTGAGGAGGAAATGGAAGCTTGAGAGGTTTGGTATTCTTGCATGAGGTACAACTTTGGAATTCGCCCATATTTCCTTTTAAGTGTTGATCTTTACAGGCTAATTCGCATGTCCATGCACAAATATTACAGATACTCTTCTCACATTCCATACATTTAGTAATGGAATGTGAGCATCTTTGATTATGGCATTCTCCGCATTCAGTTAGATTCTCCTTGCAATTTATGTGATGTGAGCGACCAAGAGGATAACGGCATCTAATCCAACAAACTCCAGCAGGATTTCGTTTGGACAAGTTGACAAAATATCTTCCATAGTACTTTCGATTAAAATTTGAAGCAGTATCAAGTTCCGCCTTCAAACTCATTTTCTGATCTATCAATCTACTGTAAATCTATCAATAAAATATCACCATAAATTTAATCAAATATTCTACTTTGATTCGGAACAAAATATTCCAATTTTGAAATTATTGATTACATCGATTACACAAAATAAGATGTATAATGAATCCCTTCTCTTATGAACCAATATTCTTTAAATTAGCCTTCTACTTGAAACGTAAAGACCTTTATAATCTAATCAAAGCCTGTCAAGATACCTATCAGATCGGAATGTTACCTAACTATAAAGCAAAACTTTATAATTATAAATCTGATAGAGCATCAAAATACGGTGATTTACCAGTTATTATATGGTTGCATAATAATAAATTTTCTTTTACAGATTGGGTTATGGATTATGCTGCTTGGTATGGTCATCTAGAAGTTGTTAAATGGCTACATGAGAATAGAAAGGAAGGTTGTACAACAGGTGCTATGGATTGGGCTGCTGAAAAAGGTCATCTAGAAGTTGTTAAATGGCTACATGAGAATAGAAAGGAAGGTTGTACAACAGGTGCTATGGATTGGGTTGCTGAAAAAGGTCATCTAGAAGTTGTTAAATGGCTACATGAGAATAGAAAGGAAGGTTGCACAGAATATGCTATAGATTGGGCTGCTCTGAATGGTCATCTAGAAGTTGTAAAATGGTTACATGAGAATAGAAAGGAAGGTTGCACTAAAGATGCTATGGATTACGCTGCTAAAAGAGGTCATCTTGAAGTTGTTAAATGGTTACATAATAATAGACAGGAAGGTTGCACAAAACGGGCTATGGATTACGCTGCTTCTAATGGTTATCTAGAAGTTGTTAAATGGTTACATGAAAATAGAAAAGAAGGTTGCACGGCAAAAGCATTTGAAGATGCAACTAAAAATGGTCATTTAGAAGTAGTTGCATTTTTAGAAATGATACTTCCAAAAAAAAATCGAGAATGATGGAATCATAGAAAATATGAAATGTACAAAAACCAAATATTCCGAGACTCTTTATCTTCTTACAAATCTAAATTTTTGATTTCACAAAAATTTAGAATAAATATAACAAAAATCAAATGCAGCAAATCGAACTCCCAAAAAGTTACCAAAATAAGGGGATATTCGATCAGTATATCTACTTCCTAAAACACTTTGAAGCCAAGTATGGTCCTAAGACTACACTCCTCATGCAAGTAGGAAGTTTCTATGAATTGTATGGGGTTGATAACGAGGATATGAAGATTAACCAGGTCAAGGAGATCACCAGTATATTAAATATTGAGTTAACCAGACGGGATAAGTCAGTGCAGGAGAATAACATGAAGAATCATTTAATGGCAGGGTTTCCGTGTCCAGCGTTACCCAAGTTTCTAGATATTCTGGTGGAGAATAATTATACAGTAGTAGTAGTGGATCAGAATGGCACTGGAAAAGACAAAGTTAAACCCAATCTCAAACTCGATCGGTACATCAGTTATATTGTTAGTCCAGGTACCTACATTAGTGACAGAAATAATGACGCTTATGATGATCGTTTCCTGGTTCAAATACACATCGAAGGGTATCAAAGAATGAATCAACTGAATGCCGGTCAGCAGATACATACTAGATCAGGATATCAACCAATGTTAATTGGCATCTCAGCCATAGATGTGACAACAGGTCAAAGTGATGTGTATGAGGTAGCAAATTCATCAGATGATCAGGACTTTGCAATTAATGAGATTTATAGATATCTACAAACGCACTCTCCGAAAGAATTAATCATTTCAACAAACGGACTCAAAATGTCTGAAGAGAAATTAATCGAGTATTTAGGTCTCGACTATCACAATATCCGCTATCAATTGGATTATAATAATATTGAACAGAGACTACCAGACTCATATAAATTAGCCTATCAGAAAGAATTATTCGAAAAAATATGGTCCACTGAACGTCGAAATAGTATGTTAAGTGTGATCGAGTACCTGAATCTAGAAAGAACCCCATCTGCACTGATCAGTTATTTGCAATTAATTCAGTATACTTATGAGCATAATGAGATTTTACTGAATAATTTGAAACGACCCCGTATCTGGGATCAGAGTTCCCTACTCCTACTTGCTAATACAGCGATCACTCAATTGGATCTGGTAAATAGTAGTAACAGAAAAATGGGTAGTATATGTAATATGTTGAATATGACGAGTACAAGTATGGGTCGGAGATTATTTAGGGATCGATTATTAAATCCACTTAGGAATGGAAATGAAATCGAAGAACGATACAGGAAAATAGATATTATGATGACTAATAATTTATGGGAGACCATTGAGAAACAATTAAATGGTATGATTGACTTGGATAAGATGCATCGTCGTATAGAATTAGGACTAATCTCCCCCAATGCACTATTCGTACTCAACTCCTGTTATAAACAAATTTATGAACTGTTAGCAATGATCCCGGAATCGTTAGCACCAGCAATTAAATCAATTCAAAGTAAATTCTCTCAGTATCTTAAATTTCTCTTCGATTCACTCGACTTTAACGAACTCTCCAAGTATGTCCAACTCGAAAAAATCAATGATAACCTATTTAAACATGGCTACAATAAAGAATTAGACGAAATTACTCAGGAGATCAGATTAAATAATGCATACCTCGAGTCTATCATGGATCACATGACACAGTTAATCTTAGGAGGTCCAGGCTCCCAATTAGTCACCCTCAAATCAACCGACGCCTCGGGTTACTATCTGAACATGACTACAATTCGATATAAAACGATGCTCCAAAAGATCAAAGAGCATAAGAATAAACCAGACAGCAAGAATAAACCAGACAGTAAGAACAAAGCAGACAGTAAAAATCAAGGAGATAACCCTCCTAATGTTGAGACATATACATTTAAGGTTCGGAATAGGACTTTTACCTTTGGAGCTGATACATTCAGGGTACTCAGAGCGAATAAGGATGAGTCGAGTATTAATATCACGAGTGATGATTTAGATGCAATTTCGGATACACTTTCGAATGCAATTAAGAAACTTAAGAAGAAAATCATTGAAGAAGTTTGGCAAGAATTTATAGAGAAATTATATCATAACCATTCCGATCTCTATCAGAATCTATCAAATCTGATCGCAGAACTTGATGTAATCAAAGCAAGTGCCAAAGCAGCTATTCAGTACCGCTACTGCCGACCCAAAATCATCCAACCTGCTGGAAACCAATCAACTACAACAAGTCAACCCAGTTTCCTACGTGCAATTAATTTTAGACATCCCCTAATTGAACAACTTAATCAGAATAGCTACTATGTCCCACATACTATACAATTAGGCTCCCACCCCAATCAAGACCTACTACAAGACCAAGAACAAGAACAATTAGAGATCACAATGGATGGAATGCTACTTTTTGGGATCAATTCCTGTGGTAAAAGTTCGAATATGAAGGCGGTGGGGGTTTGTGTGACTATGGCACAGGCAGGATTCTTTGTACCAGCAGATTCATTTACATATACACCGTACCATCGTATTTTAACAAGAATCATTGGGAATGATAATTTATTTCGAGGTGAGTCTAGTTTTGCCGTGGAAATGAAAGAATTACGCGATATCCTGGTGAGAGCTGATAGCAATAGTCTGGTCCTAGGCGATGAAGTCTGTCGTGGCACTGAAACTGATAGTGGTGTAGCTATTGTAGCTGCTGCAATTATGAGATTAAGTAACCTAAAATCTCAGTTTATCTTTGCCACACACCTCCATCAATTAGCCTATGATGATGAGCTTCTACAATTAACCCACCCCTCTCAACCCTATAGATTAGGTATCTACCATCTACATGTAGAGTATGATCCATCAACCCACAAATTAGTATATGATCGACGAATGAGACCAGGAAGTGGCAATTCCATCTACGGAATTGAAGTGGCACGTGCCATGGATCTCGACGAGGATTTCATCCGCGAAGCACACCGATTCCGCCATAAATTACAATCATCCCAATCAACTCCCACCCCATCCCAATCATCTCCCACCCCATCCCAATCATCTCCCACACCAGCAAAATCAATACCAATCGTATCAGGAAAAAGTAGTAATTATAATAAAAGTGTGATTATGAATGAATGTAAGGTCTGTAAGGTACGACCCAAGGATACCCATCATATTAAGTTCCAATCAGATGCCGATGAAGAGGGGTACATAGGAATAATGCATAAGAATTCAGCTAAGAATCTGGTCCCCCTATGTAAACAATGTCATCATCAAATAGATACAGGTGAACTTGAAATCAGAGGGTGGCTAGAGACTAGCCAGGGTCGCATACTAGATTATACCAAACATACTATACCACCACCTCAAACTAAATCAAACCCCAATACTACAAAGAAAACATTAAGTTTAATTAAAAAATAAGCAATCTAATAAAAATGGAATATTATAAAAATGTAATAATTTATATATAAATTATTAGTAATTATTTTATAAAAATCTACAAGTGTAAATTTAAAAAGCTTTCATGACTCTTGATAAGATCATACATTTGTTTGCTGACATCTGAATCGCGATAATCAATAATGGGACTCTTGATACCGACAATATTATGTTCCTGATCAACAAAGTTATCATTGCTTGACATGAGGAGGATTTTAAATTTAAGAGTGGGGTACTTGACTTTGAAAAGGTCAGATAACATGACACAGTATTCTAACTCAGTCTTGGCATACTTATCGGTATACTCGGGGAAGGAGATACGATCACCGTCTTTGGAGTAGCTATTAAGTTCTTCGTAACGGATGAAAAGAATTTCACCGTTCTCGGTTTTACAGACATTAAGTAAATTATCGATTTGCAATTGCATTCTAGCCTTCATTTTAGCATAATCTTGTAATAAAAGAAAACGAATATAATATTTGGTATCGATCCAGAATTTCTTATCATTATTAGTGAATAATGATTTTTCTGCCAGATTCTCCTGTTTCATAAAATCTGCAAAATCATTGTTGAATAATTCATAAACTGCCCACATCGGAGTTGCAATATTATCGAATGCTTTGTGTTGTTTAGCCTGGTTACGATTAACTTGGGATAGCAGAGAGTAAACATTGCAAATGTAACCAAGACTAATCACATTGGTATACTTTTTAAACGATGAAATTTCCATTTATTATATAAAATTATATAATAAAATATATTCTATTATCCCGTTCAATCTTAATCTATAATCTGATTTACAATTTATAGATCAGTTGTGCGGATAACACGAACAACACTAAATAAAGCATAAGTATAAGGTGAGCCTGATATAATACTAATCTTTGATTCACCATTATTAACTAAATAAAAATCTAGGGTATCTCCGGGATCACATATAATAATATCATTGATTTCGGCGGTTAATGATCGGAATACAACCGTATCATTAAGAAATTGTTCGGAGTATTTGCTAACTGCGACAAGAGTAGTTCCATTTTTAATTAGTTGAAATTCAAGATTAGCTGAATCAAAATCATAGACAAATTCATAGTTACTTTTGAACATAACTTGAATAAACATTTTAGTATTAGCTGTCGATTGACCATTGATAGAACTTTGGGCAACATAATAATGTCCATCAGTTAGAACATCTCCAATATTTCCATAATCAAATCCCCAACTAGATATTGGGAGTATTTCCTCAGTAATTGTCTTATTAATATTGATATTAAAGTTTAAAAATATCCGCGACAAAGTCAAAAATCCACCCGTACTAAAGATATCATTAACCACCGTAGTTGTTGTAGTTGTACTACCACTTCCCCCTACTAATCCAGTTCGATTAGCCTTCAGAGGTCCCCTGGCACCCTTAATTGTTAATTTTCGCAGAAATGCAATTTCCTTCCGCAGATTGTTGAGAATATTATCCCAACGACGAACACTATTCTGATTGCTAATATAATTTGATGGCGGAAAAGACATATATAATTCATCAACAAAAATATATATTTTACACGCATCGCCAAATATTTACCCCCACCATATACTCCTAATATATCCCAATATATCTTCCCTACCCTGCCTAAATATTGAGATATTTATATGGTATCATATCATTATTACATACATAAATATCTAAAAATATGATAAATTATCTAAAAATATGAAAAATTATCTAAAAATATGATAACTATATATCAGTATATAAGTATATATGTTCAGATCGATAAAAATATGGCTATCGATTAATATGCCAATTATAGCATATTCTACAATAAATTATGATAGTATATCAAGATTATCGGACCCATTATCATCTATATTACGAATTCCTGTGTATTATTTTACAGAACTACTAAAAAACATCACCTTAATTAATGTGATGAATACTGAGAAACCGTTAATAAGTTATCGTATCTCCCCATCAATAACAGATCCATCAATTATGATTAATTTAGCTACCACCTCACTAGTCAAAGCAGTAGTTCAAAATTATATCTCAATCAATCTAATTATTCCATCAGAAGTTACAAATATGATAGATCTAAATATTCCTATAATATTTGGATGTTTCTTATATAAATCATTTATCTTTGAGGTGATATTCGATTTCTTTCACTACTGGCTCCATAGATTACTACATACATATCCTATCTTATATCGCCACATTCACAAGAAACATCACAAGTATCCTCAACCATCTGCTACTACTGCATTCTACATGTCGATCCCAGATTTAATTTTATCACATTGTATTCCATTAATCTTATCTAGCTACATTATGTCCCAAAATCAATATACTATCATTAACAAATGGGAATTTATGTTGATCAATACGTATTTAAGTTATCAGGAGGTGGGGGGTCATTTAGGAAGGTGGATGGATCCGACCTCAAGTTTTGCCCAATTTGTATGGCTTCCAAAGTGGCTAGGAATTGAATTATACACCGAGAATCATGATCTACACCATAGCCAAATTATATATAACTACTCTAAACGGTTCTCCCTCTGGGATAAAGTCTTTGGCACCTTCAAATCATCTGAAATCCCCTCTCACATAATAAATAACATGATAGAGTAGAAGCAGAAGAATTCGAAATTTACTTTAGGAATTTTATTTATTTTAGTTGTATATTTATTTTAGTTGTATATTTATTTTAGTTGTATATTTATTTTAGTTGTATATTTATTTTAGTTGTATATTTATTTTAGGAGATTCTGGATGTATATTTAGAGTAGGTTTGGAAACATAAAAATATTTTCGGATATATAATTTATAGTATAAACTAATACTGGAAGGGGAATGAGAACACCAAAGTACCGTAAATATGCTAATGAACAGGCAGTTATTATTAAACAAGTGGTGGATATTTTAAATTTGGGAGGGGATGGTTTTTATTTATATGATCTAGATAATAACAAAGATATGCAGAAGCAAATTATGGATATGGTTCCTGAGATTTGGAAGTACTTTCCACATGTCAATATCACTGGTCTGATCTATCCTGAAAAGTGCAAACGTCCCTGGTTATCTATTGTCCGTGGAGTAATTAAAAACCAGTACATCTTAAAGTATAGAACATGCAGATATCAAATTGAAGGTGGTAGTAGACATACGATGAGATACTATCTAGAATCCAAAGTAAAGACTACTCCTACTAGTACAACTGGAGGACAGAATACATTAATTATTAACGATGATGATGAAATTGAATCATCCAAAATAACACTAACTACAAAAGCATCCATTGCTACTAGTCCAGAAGCAACATTAACTAAAAGTACTGAACCGAAGATGCAACTAAAAATCCAAAGAAAGTCAATTGATACTACTCCTGAAATAGTAGTCTCTAATAATTGATGTGATTGAATCTGTACATAATAATTTCCATATTTCCAATAAAAATTCAAATAATTTAATTTTTATTCCCTTTGGATAAAATAATAGATAAATAATAGATAATATAATAGATAAGATAATAGATAAATAATAGATAAGATAATGGATAAGATAATAGATAAATAATGGAGATAAGATAATAGATAAATAATGGATAAGATAATAGATAAATAATGGATAAGATAATTAGAGATTTATATAGGAGTAATATGTAATATAATAATTATATATTTTATATATAATAATGGATATAAATGAGAAGCCATTGGGATTGATAATATTGGATTTAATGTTTATGATAATGCCGGAGATAGAAATATTTGGTGAAACGGTTAGAGATTTGTTAAATTGTGAACATATTTCGATATTAAATTTTCAGATAGGGGGGTTGGATATAAATATATTAAAAACATATTTTGAAAAATTGAAGGATAATATTGAGATACATGGTTACATATTGAGAATGGAGAATATAGAAGATTATAAAGATACCTGGAATAATTTTGAGGAGATATTTATGAGAACAGGAATGACCGCAGGTATTATTCAGAAGATATCTGGCAATCTTGACCAAAATATGAGCCAAATTAGAATACTCATGATATCATCTGATAAGATAGATAAATACTATCCGATATATACATGTAATATGTTAAAAATGAATTCTGATGGACAGATAGGAGTATTAGAAGAAAATAAGTTAGAAAATAATAAGAGATTAGAAACGGAGAAGATATCGCAAATAAGGGAGGTATTATATGATATATATAATCATAAAATATCACCAATAAATAGACCGATAGAAAAGAGTGAAGGAGGGGGATACTTGGATAGATTAAGAAGAAGTGAGATGATATTTATATTAGTAGAACTAATGGAAAGGAACTGGATACCAACATTTAATATAGCAGATTGTGGATTAAATATAAGTATTTATAAATTAGGTGGATATCATGAAACCTTTGAATACCCCAAACTACCAGAAATATATAAAAAAATGATCACATTCGATAAAAATAAAGACAAAATAGAAAATAACCCAGAGAACAACCCAGACAACAACCCAGAGAACCACCCAGACAACAACCCAGACAACAAGCCAGAGAACCACCCAGACAACAAGCTAGAGAAGAACCCAGAGAACAAGCCAGAGAATCACTCAGAGAACAAGGCAGAGAATCACATAGAGAACAAGATAGAGAACCGAGAGAACAAAGAACAGGAAGAAGAATCTGAAAGAGTGGAAGATATTTGTGCAATTTGTTATGATAAATTAGATAATGGAAGTAGTATAATTAGAATTAATTGTGGACATTTATATCATAATTTTTGTATATTTCAACATTTTCATAAAGTGGGATCTAATTCGGATAGTTGTCCGATTTGCAGATATAATGTAATTAGAAAATAAATACAAATACCCCTCATATTTTAGGCGATAGTGGGGGTTGGCTAGTTAGAATGCATTGAATATGATTAAATTGCATTATAGTACAATGCAATTTATCCTTTGTTCCATTCAAGCAATGCAATTGAATCATACTAATGGAATCAACTAACCTTAATGCGAATACCCTCATATTTTAGGAAATAGTGGGGATAGTAATAAAAATGGATAGTAATAAAAAAGAAAAAGATAAGTAATGTATGAAAATTAGAAAATAAGTAATGTATGAAAATTAGAAAATGAAAAGATATTGTATATTTTATATATTGAAATGTCAAAATATATATGTTATAGTTTATATGGTAATAATCCGTTATATACATTGGGTGCAATAGAGAATAGTAGATTAGCACAAATAATATATCCGGATTGGGAGGTAATAATATTTATAAGAGACAATTTGGATAAGAGTATAAGGTATGCGCTGAAAAAGTATAATGTAAGATTAGTAACAATAAATGAGAGATATGCGAATGAATTAGATATAATATCGAAATGTACTTTTTGGAGGTATTATTTAATATCAGATAAGGATGCCGAGTATATAATTTTTAGGGATTGCGATTCCAGATTATCATATAAAGAAAAAGCTGCAGTTTATGATTGGATAGATTCGGGTACTGATTTCCATTTACTATACGATCATATTGAACATACCACGGAGATATTAGGTGGATTGTGGGGTATAAAAGGGAATGTAATAGGTAACATTAAAAAACTAATAGGTGAATTTATTAGAAAGAATGATCGGATATATAGGAATCGTCGTGATTATGATCAAATGTTTTTGAAACATGTGATATGGCCAAATTATGTAAAAAAAATGTCATATGTAGCACATGGTAATATTAAAGAGTGTCAATATCATATAGAAAAAGGAATAAATATAACACCATATCCTAAAATGGAGGAACCATTATTCATAGATTCCTGCATAAATTTAACAACACAAGAGTATATAGGTCAAACAATAACATGTCCATATTGGCAACATAAACCACAAATGAATAAAAATACAAAACACAAACCAAATAACACAAATAAAATACACAACTCACACAAATCAGATGATCCACCAAATACCCTCCCATTAAATACCCTCCCATCAAATACCCTCCCTCCAGACCCATCAAATACCCTCCCATCAGATCCATCAAGTACCCTGACATCAAATTCATCATCAAGTACCCTCCCATCGGAAGTATCAAGTGATGATAGCAAAGTGGATGAATTAAATGGTAGGAAAATAGATGAATTAAATAATAACAGTAAAATTAATGAATTGTATAGAGTAAAAATGGATGAATTGTGTAGGGTAAAAGTGGATGAATTGAGTAGGGCAAAATTAGACGAATGGAAAATTGGTAGGAGAACAGTAGAATTGAATCCTATAAAACCGAAACCAACTGGGATAGGATTAATAAAAAAGGGAGATGTATCAAAAATGAGTAAATCGTTATTGGATAAGAAAAAGATAATAATAAAACTTAAAAGATAATAATAAACTTAAGAAATAAAATTAAAAGCTAGAGTAAATATATAAAAATGTCAAAGTTTGTGTTTTTGTCCGATTATGGAGCATCTGGTGTTCCTAACAATTTAAATATCGATCCTGAAACTAACGAATCGATATTTCAAACATTATCGTCCGAATTTTTGACGGATGTTAACAATAAACTTCCGGAGCGCGTAAAATTGCCCCAGAAACACGCTGATTGGCTAAGAGATGGTATTATAGAGGTAGTTAAAGATTCGGCTGAAATAATGGTCACATTTGTAAATGAGGGTGCAGGTTACACAAATACGGTCGGATATTATATATATCAGACGAATCGTCCGCCGAAGACGGTGGCAGATATAAAGACAATCTATATCATATTCCCTAATTGCTCAAAGAGTGGTTCAGGTGGTAGGCTAGTAGCGGGAGACACTGTAAAATTACCCAGTGAACATACAGTCAGCACGGTAAATGGAAAGCATATAGGAACAGGAACAAATTATGTATTCAATACAGGAACATGTGTTGGATTTATCATTTTAGCGAATGCATATAAAGCATCAAGTAATTCATTAAATAGAAATGTAAATATGTTTTATTCGAATCATGAATTAAATCCGGAAACAACAGAGAGTAAAAAGCATCACACAGTTTTAATTGGTTCGGTAGAAAATAAGATTATTGTAGGATTTGAGGATTTAAGGAGAGATCAAAGTTCCGATGACGATTTCAATGATGTGATAATGAGTATTAAAGTAACGCCAAGATCAGCAATTAATGATTATTATATTAATGATATTACAAGTACAAGTGCATTTGGAACACTTTTGTGTGAAGACCGAGTATATGACACGACTGGATTAAATAATTGCTATTCGGATTTAGTCATAGAATACAATATGACACAGAAACAGAATGGAACACATATTACTGAAATTCAAATGGAATTTGCGTTAAAGTATAGAAGTACTGTATATGATCATGAATTTGGATTGAAGATACCAAATTTCGCAAAGCATTCTCCAAGAGTTAAACAGCAGACATATTATGGTTATAATGGAACAACAGTAACTGAAGATTTATATTATGGTGAAGAGCAATCTACTGAAAATAATACATTTCCCATGGACAATAATCATTTGAAAATTTTTGTCAGTACCAAACAAGCCTTACCTGCATCTCAAAATCACCCGCATTATGCAAATACTCATCCTTCTTGGGAAGCTGGTATGTCTAATCCGACACAGACAAAATTAGTGATTACCTTTGAGAAGCCGATGCTGATTGATGCAATCAAGACAAAGATGCCATTTATACCATATTTAGTGGTATGGAAATCAGGAGTAGTTGGTGAAGATCCTGCTTTGAGTTACATAATTTACAGTGATAAGAAATATGGAGGTGCGAATACGTATAATTTAAATTCAGTTTGCAAAATTTTGACGTTAGATGGATATTTAAATTACAGAAATCCTCGCGAACGTTCACATATCTTTGAAACTTATCCGGAATTTGCAAGATTTTTAGAATCAAATTGCACCCAGAATTTAAAGTGGTACAATAACCCAAGACCTCAATATCTCAATACTTTAATAGAAACACCTAAGCGCACTTGGACTATCTAAATAATACAGCCATCTATGCATAAATCTATATCCAAAATGCATAGATTAATATATTATAAAAGAATTCTAATTATACACAATATAATTGTATAATTAGAAAACGAATAATTAGAAATGAATAATTAGAAACGAATAAAATTAGGAACTGAATAAATTAGAAAATGGATCAAATTAGAAATGGATCAAATTAGAAATGGATCAAATTAGAAATGGATCAAATTAGAAATGGATCAAATTAGGAATGAATAAAATAGAATGGATAAAATTAGGAATGATCCATATAGATATTGAAAATAATAAAAATATCTATATGGATAATATAATGTCATATATTATTTATCATGTATTTAATAAATCATTGGGTAATTTTCAAAAGAACCAAAGAGTATCTGCTAATATAGTAAAACATACTAATGGAAAATATTTATTAAAAGTAACCCCTATGCAAAATGTTAGTACCCCGGGTATTAAGATAAATAATATACAACTTGACCCATATACCCAATATAAATACAGTGTATCGGGATGTTCCAACAGTAATCACTGTGTTTTATGGATATATGATAGTATCAATAATAAAAGGATAGAGAAAGAAAAAGTATTATTGCCTAAGAATGATGATCCTTTGGAGGTATCAACAATGTTATTTAATAATACAAGTATTCCGATAATAATATCGATTGGGGTATTATTTACAAAAGAATTTGTACAGGATTCAATAATGTATATAGAATCCATATCACTGAGGGAAATAAATAATAAAACAATAAACAATAATCTGTACAATAATAAAATAAATATGAAAAATGAAATAGATGAATCAGAAGAAGAACTAAATGAAAGAAACAGCAGAAAAAAAATAAATGACCGAAATAATGACCGAAATACTGACCGAAATACTGACCGAAATACTGACCGAAATACTGACCGAAATAATAATGAACAAATAAATAATGAACAAATAAATAATGAACAAATAAGTAATGAAATGATAAATAATGAAATGATAAATAATGAAATAATAAATAATGAAAGAAATAATGAAAGGAATGAAAGGAATGAAAGGAATGAAAGAAATGATAGGAATCAAAGGAATGAGAGGAGAGATGAAGAAAAAGCGTCTATTATTCATCAATATGATAATGTGAGAGATGATAAGAAGATGAGTGAATCATTAGATTTTTTTTATAATAAAATGGAGAGTTTAATAAATAATATCAAGATAAATTCGAGTATACCGGTAAATATAATAGAAAATGTTGAAAAGGAAGATGATGATATATCATTGATGAAACTACCATTAATATCGGTGATAATGACGAATTACAATAATGGAAAGTATTTGAAGGATGCGATAGAATCGATACTGGGTCAGACCTATAAGAATATAGAATTAATAATAATAGATGATGTTAGTACAGATAATTCCTATAATATATATGAGGAATATGTATTAGATCAGAGGGTAAAAATAATATATAATATCAAAAATATTGGGACCTATTGTTCAAAGAACAAGGGTATTATGATGTCAAATGGTGCATATATAACATTTCAGGATTCGGATGATACATCGAATAATAAGAGATTAATGTTGCAGTATGAGGAGATAATGAAGGGATATAAGGGTTCGGTATCGCATTATGTAAGATATGATGAGAATAATAATATGATAATGAATCGAGGAGAGGTAAGTAGATTAGGATTAATAACATTAATGATACCAAGGAGTGTAATAAATGATATAGGTTATTTTGATTCGGTGAGAGTGGGAGCAGATGATGAATATTTAGAGAGATTCAAGGTATATTATGGTAAGAATAAGTTATCGATAGTAAAGAAGCCGTTATATCGGGCATTATTTAATGTAAAATCGTTAACGAATCAGACGGAGAAGATAGATTTAAATATAGAAACGGGTAATAAGAAATTTTTATCGAATAATCGTCAGATATATTCAGAAAAGTTCAAGGGATGGCATAATAAATTTAGTGAATTATCCAGTGAAAATAAGAGAATAATGTATCCATTAACTAAAAGATTATTTGATGCTCCAGAAAGTTTAATAATAGGAAATAATACCAAAAATTTTGTGAGTGTATCGGTATGTTCCATACCTAGCAGAGTAGTAGCATTTGAGAAGACGATAAAGAGTATAATAAACCAAGTAGATCACATATATGTATATTTAAATAATTATCCGAGTATTCCGCCATATTTGATTAATTCTAAGATAACGGTAAACTGTAGTGAATTCTTTGGCGATTTAAACGACAATGGTAAATTTTATGCGTCAATCCCACCAGGTTATCATTTCACCATAGATGATGATATTGAGTATCCGGTTAATTATGTACAGAATATGATATATAAAATAGAGCAATATGATAGAAAAGTGATAGTGGGAGTACATGGGACGATATTTCATGAAGAGATAAAGAATTTTTTTGTGAGCAGAGAGATATATTCATTTAAACATGAATTAACGAACGATAAAATAGTGAATATGTTAGGAACTGGAACAGTGGCATATCATACAAGTGTTTTTAGTGAAAAGTATGATCAATCATTAAAATATGCTGGAATGATTGATGTCTGGTTAGCTAAGAATGCGAAACAAAAAGGTATACCGATGATATGTATAAGAAGGTCAGCAAATTGGTTAAAGGCGATAAAGAGGACAGATGATATAAAGAAAGGTGATGCAAAGAAGGTAGATGAAGATGATGAAGATATAAATTTGTATGATTTATTTATGGAGCGCACGATATCGAGAGTATTAGAAAAGATCTGTGTAAATTGCAAACAATCCTATAAGAATAAAAAGTATGGAAGTGTCTTATTATGTGAGTGTAAAACACATATAGAAAATTTGGAGGAGGATAATCATACGAAATATGTAAAAGAGGAAGGTATATGGACGGTATCAAAATTAGAATCGACAAAATCTTTGTTAAATTATTATATTAATGAATTAAAAATAGGGGAGCATGTATTTATTAATAATAACTTTGATATGGATACAATTAGAATTTTATGCAACACATATAAATGGACAATTAAAAAATACAAAATAAAAGGTAATAATAATAGAAAATATATATCATTCATAATGGAAATAGAAAATAAAAATGATGACGAGAATGGAAATGAAAATACTATTCAAAATGGAAATACTGAAAATGGAAATGCTGAGAATGAAAGTTGTAAAATAAATTTCTATATGAAAGAAACGGAAAAGTTAAATGAGATAAATAATTTAGAAACAGCATCAGAGATGTTAATCAACAATAAATATGTATCAAAGAAAAGATCAGAAATATTATATAATCAATTTACATATTTGGTGCGCAATTATATGGCTGAACAAATACAGATAAATAATAGACAAAGTATGTATGATCCGATACTAATGATGAATGAGAATATTCATAATAAAGGAAAATCTGAAAAAATAAAGAAAGTGAAAATTAACACTGATATAGAAAATATCAAAGTAGAACCAACCTTAATTACAAATGATAATAACATTCAATCCAACAGCAACAGTAACATTCAATCCAACAGTAACATTCAAAGCAATAGTATAAAGAATAGTATAAATCAAAAGAATAGTATAAATGTAGAAGAAAATATTGCCAAATTTATCGAAAATATAATTAATGATAGTAATAATATTAATAGCAATAGTAATAGCAATAAAATGAGTACTAAAATGAGTAAGATTGATAAGATTAAAGAAAAAAGAAATAACATGATGATATTAAAAAAGAAGAAAAAAGATGAAAAAATAGAAAATTTATTAAATATGAGAAATGAATATAAAAAATATGTAATTAAAAAGAGCTTGTTAAAAAGAAACAACAAGATAAAATAGATAAAAACAAGATAAATAATAGATAAAACAGAATAGATTACATTACATATGATTACATTGCATTATATATCTATATAATGCAATGTCAGTTTATGCTGCTGCAGAGTTGATAATAATTGTGATCAACTTACCTTAATCCCAAATATCGTCATATTTGGGGGGAGATAGTGAGGGTATAATTGATATTAAAGATATTATGTGAATGATGGGGGTATGAATAAAGTAGATTATAGTATTTGATTAGAGGGATAAAAATCTAAATGAAGAATATATATATAGTATGAATCATTTAAAGGTGAAGTCGTTGAAGAATGATATAATATTATTGCCTGAAAATACTGTAAAGTATATGAATAGAAATAAAATAAATGCAAGTTATGTGTCGAATCAGAGTCAAAGGACCTGGTTAAGAAATAAATTAGTATATATGGTAGGTGGATGTGAGTTATCATATATAAGAGATTATTTAAGGACATATGAGATGGGGATAATACATTCATTTGAGAATGGGACATCATCGGATCCGTTAGGGGAGTTTAGTAATAAGGAGATAGATTTTTATAAGAAGAAGCCGCATATGGTGATACTATCACAAGCTCAATTGATAAGATCATTAATAGAGAAATCGAATAAGACGGAAAGTAAAGATTTGGGAGATGAAATAGATTCATTAATACAACAATTAGATATATCAATCAATATGATAAATAGTACATATGAGAATATTCCTATATTTGTGATGACATATCCATATGCGGATATCCCGATAAATGGGATTAATAAGTATAAGTATAGTGATACACCGAGGTTATTATTGTTAAAGTACAAGTATTTGTTATATAATAGATGTAAAAACGAGATAAATAAAAATTTATATCTATTAGATACTGATGTAATATGGTCCAAATATACAGGAAATACTGATATAATAAGATGTGAGGTAAATGGGAGTCATCCGGAGAGGGGAGGTGCATTGCTGGTGGGTGAAGAAATAATCAAGGTATTGTATTCGATAGATAGTAGTAGACCTAGAATAAAGTGTATAGTATTAGATTGTGATAATACGTTATGGGATGGAATAATAAGGGAGGATGGTGGAAACAAGGTTGTATTAAGGAAGAAGTATATAGAAATATTGTATATGTTATCGGAGAGGGGTATACTATTGTGTTTATGTAGTAAGAATGATCCGGGAGAAATCCAGACGATAGAGAATATATTGAAGGTAACACCAGCATTTAGGAGGAATATAGTATGTAGTAAAATAAATTGGAATCCAAAGTCGGAGAATATCAAAGAAATATCAGAAATATTGAATATAGGGTTAGATAGTATAGCATTTATAGATGATAGTGAATTTGAGAGAAATGAGGTAATGAGTCAGCATCCGATGGTATATATATATAATGATAAACAGATACCGGACTTACCGTACATGAGTGAATTTGAGCCGATAACGAACAATGTAACGGAGGATAGTAAGTCGAGGATAGATTTTTACAAGACGGAAAGTAAGCGACATTTAGAGCAAAAAACGGCGATAACAAATAATGTATCGTATGAAAAATTTTTAGAAACGACGGGATTAAAGATAAGCTTTTCAGAAGGGACCATAAATGATGTGGATAGAATTTTAGAAATATTTGCCAGAACGAATCAATTAAATGCAACAATGAAACGTACATCGAGAGATGATATAATTAAGTATTTAAAGGCATCAGAATATAAAGTATATAAATTTGAGATGAGTGATAAATTTGGTGCTTATGGAGTGATAGGTGCAACAATACTAAAGTTTGATAATAATGATAAATTGGTAGTAAATATTGAGGAATTCGCATTAAGTTGTAGAGGTATGGGTAGAAAAGCAGAGAATGCATTTTTAGTATACATATTTAAGAAATTAGAAACAGTGGTAGAAGCAATAAGAATCCTGGTAGCACCAACAAAAAAGAATCATCATTTAATTCAAACATTAGTCTCTGCATCATTTCAACATAAAGAAGTGATAAATGAAACTAATTCATTATATGAAGCAAAAATCAAAGACTTTGATAAAACATATCCACCATGGTTTACTGTCGAAGAAAAATAAACATATCACTCTATATCACGCTATATCACGCTATATCACTATATCACACTATATCACTCTATATCACACTATATCACACTATATCACACTATATCTTATCACACTATATCACACTATATCACACTATATCACAATATATCACACTATATTCACATTTAGGTAAGTTGATCCCATTAGTATGATTAAATCCCATACAAATAATGGGTCAGTGCATAAAGCTAAATTAATTACTACTATGTAATTTAATCACATTCAATGTATTCAACACTCCTAAAATAGGGGAATATTTGTACCCACTTTGATTTATATACTCGATATAAAGATATTTCTTCTAAATAAATTGCATCATCATTATTTTTAGAAAATTACTTGAATAAAATAATAATAAAGTATTATAGGTGTAAAATGTGTATATATATTATATATATTTTACAATGTTTAGAAATATAGCTTTATTTATATGCGATATGCAAATAAAAGTATTACCACATATAAAAAGATCGGATACTATAGTAAAAAATGTAAATACCCTCATAGAAGCTAATAATAAATATAGGGAAGTAACAAATAAATTACATGATATAAAAAATAAAATAGATGATAGAAAAAAGATATACGATGATGATAGAAAAAAGATATACGATGATGATAGAAAAAAGATATACGATGATGATAGAAAAAAGATATACGATGATGATAGAAAAAAGATATACGGATATTATGGTGATATAACACATGAAATAATAAATAAAAAAGGTTATTATGGTGATATAACTAATACTCATCAAATAAATAAAAATAGTCCGATATATGTGGGGGAACTATTGCCTGAAAAATTGGGTAGCACAACACCGATTATATTAAATAATTTACCTAAAATAGATACATATATATCAGAAAAAAGCACATATAGTATGTTTGATAGAATATTGAGTAAAAAAATGAGAAAGGATGAAATAGATACAATACTATTAACTGGTGTACAGACGGAATGGTGTATAAGTCAAACAGCAGAAGATTACAAGAAGGAAGGCTATGAAGTAATAGTAGTATCTGATGCTGTTGGATCTACCAATGAGGATGAGCATAAAGAAGCATTAGAAAGATTAGACAGGAAGGATATCAAATTAACAACATGTCATGGATGGATCGTAGATAGATTGAAAACTACCGAGGATCCTTTGAGTAAATGGTATGTCAACAAACTGAAGCAAAATATTAGAGAATTAAAATAATAAAATAATAAAATAATAAAATAATAAAATAATAAAATAATAAAATAATAAAATAATAAAATAATAAAATAATAAAATAATAAAATAATAAAATAATAAAATAATAAAATAATAAAATAATAAAATA